AGAATCTAGCTTGGTCTTCATGCCATTCCTGGAGATAATACTCAAAATGTTCTGTAGCATTATGTAATGCATCAGGTACAAAGATTTCTTTAGCAGTTAAACTAATATTAGTATATGAATTATATAAGTTAGCTCCTATAGAATTCCAATAAATATCTACATCTTCTAATTGAAGTCCAGTAACAACTCGTCCAGGATCAATAGAATCTTGTGGTATAGGAGGAGTCATTGGTTCTTGCTGCAAAAGCATTGGAACAAATAATCCCCCAAGTAAAATTCCTCCAAATATAAATGTAATTAATTCTTTCTTATGTATTCTATACCATGCATGTATTTTTTCTCTAAATTTTATATAGAATCCTAAAAGAATTGCTATAAATGCTAATATAATAAACCAAATTATCATTTTTATCTTTTTTCCATTAACTATTTTTGCAAGACAGTAATTAGTCTTAAATTTAATAATTTACATAAAAACATAAAAATAAGCATAATATCAGTCTAAGCGTATCCAGAATTTAAAAACATGCATTTATGCATTAGACTTATTAACAATCTTATTTCATTTATTTGTTAGTACTACATCACCATTTTCAGATATTTCCATAATAACCTTATGGTTCACACCTTTTATGGTTTTTTGATATCCAAGTTTGTATATTCTCCATTGGTCTACTACAGTATTTTCATAAAATGTAATTCTATGACCAGTGACATTTCTTTCGCAATAATGACATTTCCATCCTTTTGTTTCTTTTATATGCTTGTATGTCTTATTACAATGTCTGCATTCCCAATACGTTTGTGTATCACAATTTAAACACAAATGTGTTTTTACTTTACCACCAATATCAATTATCTTGAAATTACTTTTATTCATCCATTTTTTACAAGTTGGACAATAAATATAACTTGTTGATTGTATATAATTAGTAGTAAGTGCTCCAATAACTCTAGTATTTTTGTCTATATATACTTCATATTTTGGAAGAAGTATATTTGATTTAACATTAAGTCCTTTCTCTTTCTTTAGATTTTTAGCTAAGGCAGGGGGAAAAGGATATAATCCGAATTTAATTAATTTATCTTGGTCAACTTCTTTAAATATATGAGTCTTTAATATATATGGGTCATATTGAGGCAACGATGTGCCATCTGAATAATGTGCTATCCACATATATACCCATGCCCCATCTTTTTTAGAAGGTAACATCTGAGGCTTGGATGCCTTTTCTTCTTTTTGCATTTTATTGCGTTCTCCTCGTAATTTACAAATAAAACATTAAAACATATTTAACTAACTTCGTCCCAAACGAATGTGTAGGTTTCTGTACCTGGATTTCCAGATTCTGCATCTGCACCGATGAATGCTTGATGAACAAGTCCCTTTGAATGTCGATATTTATTTACTTGATTTGGTTCTATTTTACGGTTATCAACAACAAATGCATTTCCTAATTCATCTGCAGTTTCTGCATTTGCACTTGCAGTATATGCTCCATGTGTAGTTATTTTATTTCCTGAAGTTCCAACAACTCCAGCTCCTTGTGCATAACTCCCACTAATAACTCCGTACTCACTTCCATCTCCAGATGTATCTAAAACAGCTACCCAACCTTTATCAGTATCACTTCCCCAATTAAACAAGTCTCCATCACAATACCATCTGATTCCAGATATGTATGTGAAATCGTATGTTCCACCATTAGAACCACTAATCCATAAGAAATGAGTTTTCCAATAACTTGGATTATGTCCTGATTCTGGTATAGGAATTGGATTTGAATCTCCAGGGGTTGCACTATCCATAGTACAATATCTTGCAGTAACAGAAATTCCAGCTCCACTTAACAAAGTTTTGTTTCCTTCAGTCCATGAAGAACCATTCATTTCTGCTACCCAAACTCCTGCTGGCATATTTGCCTCCTATTTAAAAATAACATGTATACATACATTATCTTCGTTTAGATTTCATTTTAGCATCCTTAGCAGCTTTGGCTTGCCTATTTGCTAAATCCACGATATAGTATTCTAAGAAAGATATTCCATCAGGGTTATTCTTTCTCATTTTTCCTATTTCTTTAGGTGTAGTACTGAGAAGTTTGCACAACTCAAATTCTACATAACCAAAACCTGACTCAACGAAATTTCTTTAAGTCTTTTTCACTAACTCCAGTCCCTCTTTGGGACTCACTTATTAATTGAGTTATGAAGTTCTGTAAGGTAGAAAAAGATATTTTTTCGTTCCAAAATTCTTCATCTAAAGTATCATCTATAGATAATTTTGCTGCAATCCCACTAAGTTGCTCGTATATCTCTACCATCTTAATAAGTGATTCAGGGTCTGCACTACCTTCGTATTTAGCAGCTTGAGCAGACAATTTCATGATTGTAATCATTTCCTTATTAGTTGGCTTTTTAGTTAGTACGGTTCTATTTGTTTGAGGAGAAGTACTAAAACTTACTTTTAATAAGTCTTCATCATAGTCCCCCTCAATTTTAGCTCTAGTAGCTAACATAACTTGAGCATCTTGATATTTTTGTTGCTTTGAATCTTGAGAACGTTTCTTTATCTCTTCTATAGCCTTATCTTTATCTTTTACGGTTTTATCTTCAGACATGTTTGAACCTCCAAAAAAATAAAAAATACATTAAAACATTTAATCAGTTATTCTTACACCACTGCCATCAATTGGTAACTTTTTAATGTTGTATGGATCTAACACAGTGAAATCTACGGAGCCCTCAGTCACAGTACTTGCATCTCCTAAAGATATATCAAAACTTGTAACTTGACAAGACTTGAAGAAAAATCTTAAACTCTTCGGTCCTGTAGCACCCGATACCCAAATCTGAGTATTATTTATTAATGCACCTACAGTTACGCCTAAGACATCAGAATCCCATTGAACATTAGAAAATGAACCCTCAACAGATAATGCACCTGCACCGAACCAGTTACCTTGTTCTCCAACAAGTTCCTGTTCAACGGTACCTCTATCTAATGTAAGTGAAAAATCACCGATACCGATTGCAGTATGGTTTTGTCCATTAACTTGAATAACTGCATCTTTTCCTGTATATGTTACTGGTGTTGTTGCTGCCATTTTTAACCACTCACCTTAGTACCTTCAAAGGTTATATCTTTAGGATTCATAACAGTGAAATCAATTGAAGCTTCTGTTATAGTAGCTGCATCTCCAATCGAAACATCATAACCAGTTACTTGGCATGAATTGAGATAGAACTTAAGTAAATCAGTACCTATACATCCAGATATCAATATAACTGCTCCTTCAACAATACTATCCAAGAACGGTGAATTTCCAGACGCTGCAAACCTGCAATTCGTTAGGGAACCATCCATACTTAAAGAGCCAGGTACATAATAGTTACCTTCTTGTCCAACTAATTCTTGTTCAACCGTACCTCGGTCAAAATTAAGAGAAAAGTTAGAAAGGGCCCATGTAGTTGCATCAGTTGTTCCAATTTTTATTACTGCATCATTTCCTTTTACTACTGCCATAATTATTTTCCTATTTATAAAATATATACATACATTTATTTAGTATAAATATCTTCTTTTTTCCAACGAGTAATCTTGAGATGTGATTTTAAATTATCTTCATAATCATCCACATCTGATAATTTTTCATACCCATTAGAAAACATATTTAACATAATTTTATCACATATATCATAATTTTCTTTTAAACTTTTTCTAGAATATATCTCTATTTGAACTCCATAATTTTCATTTATGTTTCCACTAGGATGATTATATCCTAATGTTCCCACTGCATTTCCTCCAAGTCCAATTATAGTAATACAAGGAAAAGAAGTTAAGTTAGTTTGCCAACCTACTTTTATATCCCCCTTGTTTACATATTGAGTTATATTCGTATCTCCAGTTATAGAATCATATAGTGATTTTATAAATCTGTAACTCATTTTACACCAACATTTTTTGAATATTCTTAGAAAAATATATTTGTAAATTTTGTCTCCATTTGTCTTTCTGATAGTATAGTGCATCTCCTAAAAAATGCTTAGGACTTTGTCCTTTCACTGATTTCACAAACGTATTATTTCCTAGATATAATCTTCTATTTGGAGATTTTGGTTTTATTTGTGTTCTAGAACCAAATTCAACTGGAGCAGCATGTTCAGATATATTTGTTAAAGTCCAAGATAAAGGACTTGTTTTAGTAATTTCCCATGCATCTAAGTTGTCAGTTAGTGGCATTCGATTTGAATATGATCCTCTAGAATATGTAGTTCCTAGTAATCGTTGTCTCAAATTAGTCATTGCTTGATCTCTAATATCTTTTAATAATTTATTATAGCATTTGTTTACTATAGGTTCTATTGAATGCTGTAAAGTCTTAGTTCGATTTATGACTTGACTTAGCCCATATAAATCTAATTTCATTTTACACCTACAATAACTTTCTTAGTATGTCCACTAGAATCGATTAAGACTTCATTAACATAATATCTGTTTCCATTATATACAAGTTCATTATCCGTTGTTATAGATTGTGAACTTAAAATATATATCTTTGCACTAAGATTATCATATTTTCCAGATAATGAATTTACTTCTTCTGCAGATAATGGATTTACTCTACACTTTACACCTGTTTTACTAAGTGACCATGTCTCAATTTGTTCTCCAAGAGAATTGGATGAAACTGCTTTATCGTAAAGAGATACTCGATGTATAAGAAGTTCTTCGTAAATACTTTTGCTGGTCATTTTTTACTTAGTATATAATTAAGATGTAATAATGTATGACATCTTTCACATAATGTAACTAAATTATCCCAATGATGACTCCCACCATATTTTACAGGAGTCAAATGATGACATTGGGGACTAGTAAGTCCACTATTTAATGAACATACCACATCACACATTTTACATTTATATTCGTCTCTCTTAAAAACTCCAAATCGAATTCTATTCCAATTTCTTGGATAGTATTTATTAGGACGAATATATTTTCTAGCCATTTACTAAACGTATACCAGGCCAATATGCACTCATATTTCGAGATTTACTACGAGCCAAAAGCATTTCATGAGCCATTTGGTCCCATGATTTAGCTGACTCAAACGCAGTAACATGCTCTCCCTTACCAGAATACTCATATCCTAGTTTATAATCTCCTAGTTCTATATAATTTATTAGTCCATATTTTTTTACTATAGAGTGATTTGCAAAAAGTACTTTAGACAACACCATTAAAAGTGCTGGAACTTTGCCATCATCTCTACTTGGCATACTATTATTAAAATATACTGCTCGTATATAATCTTCTACTGACTCTATAATAAGCAACAAATTTGCTTTATTTATATCATCGTAATCTAAAGGAGGAGAAAATGAATTTCTTATTTCATATTCATGTATTAGTTTAGGAATGTAATCTGGCATTAATCATGACCTGAAATTATATCACGGATATCAATTTTCTGTGAACGTCGGTCTGCTGGTATTGGTACGGTTTCAATGATATACAAATCTGGATCCGTTCTTCCACCACCATCTGGAAACGAAACATCAACTAATTCTTGTTCTTCTAATGAAAGTTTATTTATATTTAGTAATCCTTTTAAACGTAAATCTTGATATGATTTAGTAAATTTATATTGATTTCCACGACCATGCAACATATGATATCCTTTTATAAAAACATTATTACATACATAAAAAAATAAGAAAGATAAGATATTTCACTTATCTAACTATGTTTTAAAACCCATGCTTTCTTTGGTTCTAGAGTTTTTACGCCATATCTCATAGTAGCAGCAATGCCTACTAAATCATGGATTGGATCGTCATATTTTTCTACGGTGATATCACGCCTCATTGCAATTTTACAATAAGATGGATCACATATAAGTGCTCCTAGTTCACCACTACCGTCATATCCATTATTCCATTTATAATCTTGGTCACCACCATCTACAGTGAGTCGATGCATTCGTAATCCAAGTAATTTTCCTACATCATAATTACGTAGAGCCTTTGCGTCTCCAGCATAATTTGCTTGTAATAAATTATTACTTGAGATCAAATGTCCTTCTGCGGTAGGGGTCAAAATTATATCAGTTGGCATATAATCTTTCTCTTGAATTGCTTGAACACCTTCGATTAGTTTCTGAACAGTACAAGTTGTGTTGGTTGTTTCTTCAATGTCACTATAAGTTGTTTTGTCAACAGCTTCGTTTATGACATCATAGTTAAGTTTGTGTTCTAATTTTTGTCCTGCTCGTTTTAGTTCAAACGCTACCATATCCCAAAGACCATCTTCAATAAGTTCATTTGTAATAACGGGGCGACATCCAATCTTTTTGATTGTAATGTTTTGAGTTGTGAATTTCTCCACATCAATTGGTATTGCTGCTCCCTCGGCAACATCTACCGCTTTACCCAAAGCACCGTCTTCCAAAGTGACTCGTATCTGATTAGTATTTGTTTTGATAATAGGAAAGATATTTCTTACTACCTGAATTGGCTGAGACCCTTCTATAATAGTTTTATAGACTTCCTCTTGTAAGAGAGTAGTAGCATTCATTCCCTCAGTTAACAGAAGTTCTTTCTGCTCTTTAGGAATTGTGTCTAGTACAATTCTCTTAAAACTTTCTTTGTTTGCGAGTCTCTTTTGTTCTGTATTACCTGCGTATGCATACTCTAGCATTTTTGTTAGTTTGCTCATATTTATCACTTATTTTATACATTTATACATACATGTAATTAGTTAAGTCTAACCAAGTAAAATTTGTGCAATTTCATCATTTGCTGCATCATCAATAGCAACACCACACGAATTACCAGATTTCATAGCATTTGCATCTACTGCTCTAAAGAATCCATCTTTAGCAAGATACACTGGTTGTCCTGGTTTAACTGCACCAGATACTCGTGTTCGTACTACAGTACCATATGTGTATACTGAAACAAGATCGTTGTGTGTTGCATCATATGCGACTACACCAAATGCATGTTTAGCAATTTGACTACGTGTCGTTTCAGTAGGAGCCATAACAGCACCACTAGTATAAACAACACCTTGGCCTGCTTTTAAATTCCCAGATGCAACAGTATTAAATGCGTTTATCCATGCTTTTGCTATAGGACCTGTAACGGTTGTAAAATCCATTTATTTTCCTCTTTTTTATTATAACTTTCGAAACTACTTTAACAAATAAATTAAATACATTTTGTTAGGTCTAATCATCACTTTCGTAATATATTGTACCTGTTTTTAAAATCTTTAATCCAGTATCTTTTTCTACCTTACTTTCAGTAGTAGATTTAGTGAGAGGTTTTTGTTCAGTCTGTTCAATTTTGTTTATTCGTGTTTCTAAGTCTTTAATCATTTTTTCATATTGGTCAATAACAGTATCTCTTGATTTAATAGCGAGCTGTAATTCTTCGTGAGTTTCATCAACTTCTTTAGCTTTCTCAGTCTTAACTACAGGTTCAGGTTCAGGTTCAGGTAGTGATTTTTTTTCTTCTTTCACCTCTTCTTCCTCTTCTTCCTCTTCTTCCTCTTCTTCCTCTTCTTCCTCTTCTTCCTCTTCTTCCTCTTCTTCCTCTTCTTCCTCTTTCTGATTTAATTTAAGAGATTCAAGAGTACTTTTAATTGTCTCTTTAATAGTCTCAATTATATCAGACTTAGATAAGATTTCCTGTTCTAGTTCTTTCTCTGGTTCCTCACTTGATTTAACTGTAGGCTCTTCGATTTCTTGTACTTCTAGTTCAGATTTTAAAACCTCTTTAGGTTCGCAATCTTCACATTCCTCTTTTGGTTTAGTCTTATTTTTCATTTTTGCCATTATATCATCACAAATTTTCTACATTATACGTACATTCATAGTTATTATTACTTGGATTTAATTAGTATTGCAGCACTGTCATTCAGAACTCCAACACCAAATTTCATCTTAGTAATTAAACCAACTATATCAGACATAGGGTCACTAAATTCTTTTACATCATATTTCATATCCGAAACAATACAGGCATAATTAAAAGAATCCATTATTATCCCATTATAATTATTTGTTCCAACAGTAGGGTCCCACTTTTTAACACATTCATCATCAACACTTACAGAGGTTGTAAATGTATTTAGTCCCCATAAGTTATCAGTAGAATATGATATACCATGATAACTATCTAATGTATACATTAGACTCGCAGGATGAATTATAAAATGTGTTGGTAACCAATCATTATTAGATAATATTGAAATTCCATTAGCTATATCTGTCAAGGATATATGTGAAAGAGAGGGTGTTAAATCATCTGGACTTGAACCATGATCATCTAGTAGAGTAGTCATAATTTCTCTATTAATACGATTCTCTATTTTTGCTCCCATTCTATTTAATTCTAATTCAATTACTCCATAATTAGAATCTTCAAGTATTTCATTAGTAATATTACTTCGACAAGTGAATTTTTGTGTTTTTATATCTGTGTATGAATAATCATCAAGACTGTCAGGTATATTAGCTCCTTCCGAAACTTTGTCAGCGTACATACTTGATGTAGATTTATCATATGGTACCCTAACTAATCTACCGGTTTCACTCATTATTGGAAGTGAATATCTTAAACTAGCTCTTCTATCAGCTCCTTCAGAAATAGCATTAACGACTTCTCTTCGTATTAAATTATTTTCATCTGTTGATAAGAGTAATGCTTTTTCTTTGCCAATCTCTTTAGTAAATGAATTACTATTTAAGAGTTCTTTCTTTCTAGTATTATTTGAATTAGAATATTCTAATAATCTAGTTAATGTTGTCATTTTTTTCTCCTATATTTAACATAAATACATTTTTTAATTATTGGATTACTCCATTAAATATTTTAATATTAGCAAATCTCTCTCCCGCTGTGGCTGTTAAGGTTATCTTCTTATCAGAGTAATCAAACCAAGTTTGTGCTTTTAAAGCATCTACTGTTGATTTGTGAGTCTGCCAGTTCGTTACAAATCTATCTATTTCTATATAACCATTATCTTCGAAAGCATCTAAATTTAAAGGAATTGTTATTGTTCCGTTTGAAGTGCAGGTTAAAAACTTTCTAG